ATGGTTTTTGATTTACGAATTGGGAGAAAAGGTTGTTGTAGTTTATTTTTTGATAGTACAGAAAAAATTTTCGATGTATATCCAACCCCTGATTATATGTTTCTTGAATCGTTGGACAAGTTAGGGGCTTTTGGGGTTTCTATTAAAAATGAGTTCAACAAAATTCAGGATCAGTCTTCTGTATTACCTGTACTGATAGTGCCAAATGATGAGAATACTGGGGTGTTTTTTGGGTTTGATATTGATTCTGGGGAGATACCGAATTGGCTGATTGATGAATCTTTTGATTTTGAATTTTTCAAAAAAGTAGTTGACAGCCATTTTTTGATTTCTGGGAATAGCTATACGAAAAAGATAACTCTGCGGTTTTGTGAGGGTGAAGTATGATCACACCAGAAAAAGTATTGTTGATCCTTCAGGAAAATCAAGGGTCAAAGCACGGGTTAAGGGCTAAGGATCTGGTGGAGCTTGCGACTGGTAAAACCAGCACGCCGTCTGAGGAAAGATATTTGCGTCAGGTTGTGTCCGCGCTGCGGATTCAGGGGTTTCCAATTTTAGCAACTCCTGAACGTGGCTATTACTGGCCAACTGATGTTAAAGAAATTAAAACCGCTTGTCTGTGGTTACGAAAGCGGGCTATGACTCATCTGTGGATGGTATCGAAATTGAAGCGGTTTGGAATTCCGATATTGACAGGTCAGTTAAGTTTACCAATACCTGTGGTAATTCCAGTAATTCCTGAGATGGAAAAGCCTGTGGGTGAGGAATTGGAGGAACAGCAAGCGGCTATAGCTGCCTTAGTTCCCCAAGAGCTTTATGAGTCTGTACAGGCTCTTTGTGAAAGGTTGGGCAGAAGTGAAGAGGAAGTTTTTTCTATGGCGTTATCTGTGTTTGTAAGCGGTTGTCAGGAATTAGTGAAGGAGATAGAAGATGGACGGGGAGAAGTAGGGTACAGAGGTAGTGGACATAAGGAAAAAGTTGCTGGCGAAAATCCACATTCTGAAGAAGGAGTCGGGGATGGGTGAGGATGTGTATAGATTTCTGCTGAAGGAATATTTTGATACAGATTCGGCGAAGAATTTATCTGTGGAGGATTTGGGGAAATTTGCAAATGCTCTGCAAACTCACAGAAGAACCAAGCTCAATATGTCTGAACAGGATAAATTAATTTTTTCGCTGTGGGGTCAACTGTTTGAACAGAAAAAAACGGGGAGTGGTAGCAGACAATCTCTAAACCGATGGATAAAACGACAGACGGGTGTAGAGAGGCTGGAGTGGTTGAATACTCAACAGAAGTCCAAGCTGATCGAGGCGATGAAAGGGTGGTTGAAGCGCCCTTCAAAGTAGGACAAAGAGCTAGTTGGAAGAATGCACCTTGGTGGTGGAATCCAACCGGTGAGGAACTTATGAAATTGGTGATGGGTGGGTGCGACTCAATTATGGGGGTGCAAGGATTCCATTTGCTGACGTGATTTTGGTGTGAAGTTTTGCACCTGCCTGAAACAGTACAGAAAAGCTAATATATTAGTAGTCTTTTTTCATATTTAGAGAAGGGGTTGATTAAACAAGTCAACCCTATTTTTTTTGACTATACCTGAAGTTTCGCACCTGTCTGAATCAGTACATGAATACTAAGCTAATGACATGAATTTAAGGGAAATTTTATATTTATGCTTGTTATTTCTGATCGGGTTGTAGCGATGTTACCGGACAGCCTAAAGGAATTAGCTGAGGTTATAGGGGTTGATGCCTGTCTTGTGCTGGTTGAGATGTTTGGCGGCTCAAGATTGTATGTTCCAAAATCTGTAGGTGAGGAGCATAGGCTTTGGTGTTTGGGGAACGAGGTACTGAAAAATTTGATAGCAATTTTTGGAGGCAATTTTTTACAGATTCCTCGCGCTGCACGGTTGAAGAAATGGGAAAGAAATCAAAAAATTGCTGAAGCTCATCAGAATAGAAGTATTGCGAAGATTGCTAAAGAATTTGATTTAACTGAACGCCAGGTTTGGGCAATTTTACGAAAGATGAGGAATGATGCCGCAGAGGTCTACTGTGAGTTTGCTACCTGAAGATATTCGCTCTTGGTTGAATGAGGAGCTAGTCCGTAATGGGTTTTCTGGGTATGAGGACTTAGTTAACCAACTGCTGGAGAAGGGATATGAAATTAGCAAATCCGCACTTCATCGCTATGGTCAAAAGTATGAGGAGCAGTTATTTGCACTGCGTGAGGCTGTAGAACAGGCACGGGGACTAGTGGAAGTATGTGGGGATGATGAGGGGTCGTTGCCGGAGGCGGTGACGATGCTTTTGTACAACAAATCGTTTCAGGCTTTGCAAAAGATTGATATTGAAGGCAGTGACTTTCCTGCTTCTTCGATTACTTTTTTGGGAAGTATGATTGCGAATTTAAATAAGTCTTCGATCGCTCTGAAGAAATATCGATCTGAGGTGAGGAAGAAGATTGATGAAAAATTAAAGATTTTGGAGGCTGAAGCGATTCAAGCTGGAGGTGAAGGTGATGATAATCCGCACCTCAAAACTTTAAAGCGTGTTCGGGAGGAAGTCTACGGAATTTTTGAGTGATGCCAGTAATACCTTTATATGAATATGAAAAGTTGTGGTTGAGGGATAAGAGCCGGTTCAAGATTGGGATGTTTGCCCGTCAAACTGGAAAGACTTTTACGACGACCTTGGAGGTTGTTGATAGCTGTTTTGAAGCCCAGGCTATGGGTAGAAGGAAGCGGTGGGTAATCCTCTCTAGGGGGGAGCGCCAAGCTAAGGAGGCGATGGATGAGGGGATTAAGTTGCACTGTAAGGCTTATTCGTTAACGATTGAGTCTTTGGACTATGAATGGGAGGGGGCTGAGGGAACTTATAAGGCGTTGGAGGTGGTTTTTTCTAATGGGACTAGGATTACAGCCTTACCAGCTAATCCTGATACGGCGCGGGGTTTTAGTGCGAGTGTGCTGTTGGATGAGTTTGGTTGGCACAGGGATAGCCGAAAAATTTGGACGGCTCTGTTTCCGGTAATTTCTGCGGGACATGATTTACGAGTGGTGAGTACGCCAAATGGGAAAGGCAATAAATTTTATGATTTGATGACGACTGAAGATCCGATTTGGAGTAAGCATACTTGTGATATTTATCAAGCGGTCGAACAGGGTTTACCCCGTGATGTTGAGGAATTAAGACGGGCGTTGAATGATGAGGATGCTTGGAGTCAGGAGTATGAACTGAAGTGGCTGGATGAGGCTTCGGCTTGGCTCTCATACGATTTAATTAATGCGGTTGAGGATGACAATGCTGGGATACCTGATTTGTATGCTGGGGGTTCGTGTTTTATTGGAAATGATATTGGCAGACGGCGTGATTTGTGGGTGGCGTGGGTTTGGGAGAAGGTGGGGGATGTGTTCTGGTGTCGTGAGGTGGCGACTTTAAAAAGAGCGACGTTTGCAGAACAGGATGAGGTTTTGGATGGGTTGATGAAAAAGTACAAGGTTGTGAAGCTTTGTATGGATCAGACGGGTATGGGTGAGAAGCCTGTGGAAGATGCTCAACGGCGTTATGGGATGTTGAGGACTGAGGGGGTACTTTTTACCAATACTAATAAACTTGTACTAGCGACGATTGGGAAGCAAAAGTTTGAGGATAGGAAGGTAAGGATTCCGATGGGGGATTCTAATTTACGGTCGGATTTGCACAGTTTGAAGAAGTTGCCCACGCCTACAGGGGGTGTAAGGTTTGATGCTGATGCGACTGAAAATGGTCACGCTGATAGGGCTTGGGCTGGGTTTTTGGGGTTGTATGCTGGGGCTAATCTGGGAAGTCCGATTGAGTTTCAGTCTCTTGGTCAGGAGCGGTTTGGGTTTGGGTTGAGGGATTGGGTAGGGTTTTGATTGTCTGAATCAGGATGTCCAGGATTTGAGGATTGACAGGATTTTAAATCAATTTATGTGACGTTGATGTGTGGTTTTTCAGGCTGGTTTGTGGTGTGATTTTTGGGTTATGAAGTGCTAAAAACCTATTAATACAATGACCCTACCTTCTAAGTTAAAACAGGAAATTGCTAGTGTTGAGCGTGACATAAATTATGTTGTGTATGGCGGTACGCTGGAAAATCCTGATGAGACGCTGCTGAAACGTGGTGGTGGGAAGGGTTTAAAGCTTTATGATGAAATTGAGGAAGATAGCCATGCTTATGCGGTGTTGCAGAAACGAAAGTTAGCTGTGATTGCGCGTCCTTGGGAGGTAAAGGCAGCAAGTGATAGGCGGTTGGATAAGAAGGCTGCTGATTTGGTGAGGGCGCAAGTTGAGACGAAGTTGGATCATCTGACGATGGAGTTGCTGGATGGGACTTTGAAGGGGTTCTCGGTTTCTGAGTTGATGTGGCAGGATTCAGGGAGTGAGATTTTTGTTGATGAGTTTAAGGCTCGTGATCAGCGACGGTTTACGTTTACTCCTAAGAATGAGTTAAGGTTGCTGACACGGCAAAATATGGTTTCTGGGGAGGCTGTGCCGGAGAGGAAGTTTATTCGGCACAGTTTTGGGGCGAAAGACGGGAATCCGTTTGGTAGGGGGTTGGGGTCGAAGCTGTATTTCCCGGTGTGGTTTAAGAGGCAGGGGATTAGTTTTTGGTTGGTTTTTTGTGAAAAGTTCGGGATGCCAACGGCGGTTGGTAAATATGGACAGAATGCAACTGAGGCTGATCAAAAGAAGTTGTTAAATGCGCTGCGGGCTTTAGCTCAGGATGCGGGGGTGATCGTTCCTGAAAATATGGCGATTGAGTTTTTGGAGGCTACGCGGTCTTCTACGTCGGATTTGTATGAGCGGTTGATCCGCTATATGGATGAGCAGGTTAGTGAAGCTGTGCTGGGTGAGACGCTGACTACTAACATTGGTTCGGTGGGCAGTAAGGCGGCGGCTGATACCCATGATGGGGTGCGGTTGGAGGTATCTAAGGCTGATAGTGATTTGCTATCGCAGACGCTGAATAATACGCTGTGTAAGTGGATTGTTGAGTTGAATATGCCTGGGGCAAATCCTCCGACGATTTGGCGGGTGTTTGAGGAGGAGGAAGATTTAAATAGCCGATCGCAACGAGATAAAACTTTGTTTGATATCGGATTCAAATTGAAGTTGGAGGCGGTGAAGGAAATTTATGGTGATTATTATGAGGTGGTTGATCAGGGTGGTGCTGGAGATGGTCAGGTTAGTAATGAGGATTTCCTGAAGAATTCTGGGGTTGATGCAGCGACTCAACAGGATACCCAGCAGCAAACGCCACAGGATAATAATTCGCCTGGGTTTGCTGAGGATGAGGAATTTTTAAGAAGTTCAGGATTTGTATTTTTATCAGAGGAAATTCCTGGATTTGCAGAGTTATTAGCTGTTTTTAGTGAAAGTAATAAAGTAGCAATTAAAGATGCTAATTCTTTACTGGAATTAAGAGCGATTATTGAAACTGTTTACCAAGATGGGATTAGTGCAATTCCTGAAGCATATCTAGATGGTGATAATTTTGTTGGGATATTTGAAGATAGGGTAAGTGAGCAGTTAGTTAAGCGGTTTAATTTTACTTTGTCTGAGTCAGGGATTGATTATAAGTTAATTAATCCTGGGGATGTGAGTAATTTTGGTGAGGTTGAGTTTGCTAATGCTCCTGTTAAGAAAAAGAAAAATTGTGTTAAGGGTGTGAGTTGTGGAATCGGTTGTATTAGTCCTGCTAAGGCTTGCAGGAAGGGTGGTGATGCGATTCCTGGGGATAGGGTAGCGGCTTTGAAGCAGAGTGTTGGGGGTGGTTCTGGGGCGGTGGAACAGCCTAAGCCTGAAGTTAAGAAGGTTGCGCCTGAACCTGTGAAGGAGACCCCTAAGCCGATGGAACAGCCTAAACCTGAAGTTAAGAAGGTTGCTGCTGAACCTGTCAAAGAGATGCCCAAACCCAAAAATATTCCTGGTTTTGAGTTTAATGATTCTGTGATTTCTACAGAGGATAATCCTCGTGGTGTTTCAGAGGATGGACATCTTGCGAAGTTTATTGATCAAAAGACAGGGGCTTCAATAGAAGCCCGTGTTGGAGACAAATATCTTACTAATCGCCCAAATGATGATGGAATATTGGATTTGAGTAACACTCCACAAGCCTGGGTAATGGGCAAAGAAAATGATTATGGAAATCATAAGTTTCGTGCGGCTGAAGAAGTAGCAAGAAGTTTACCCAATTCTAATGATTTTGTTGGTTTGCGATTAAATAAAGTTAACAAGGAAAATATGGATTTAGTACCTGAATTATTATCAGGTGTTGCTAGTAGGTATAAAGAAGGAGCTTTAATCGCTATCACTGCTGAGGATAAAACCTCAAATCAGAATCTCAAGAAATTGGGATTAACAGGCTACCCCCCCGGTAAAAAACCTGCAATTTTTGTAGGGGTGGTCAACAATGGAAAGGTTGTACCTGTTGACCCTGATAAACTGAAAAAACAAGTTGATACTAGCAAGGATGTTCGATTGTTGCGAGATGCCCAATTTGAAGTTGGAATTTATCAAAAAAATGCAAAGAATGAAGAATTAATTGTTGAATCCTTACGAGCAAAAGAAGATGTATGGGTTGGTAGAAATCCTCAGCCTGGGAAAGTTAAGGACTTGAATCATTATGAGAAAGAATCTGAGAAATGGGCAAAATCCCTGGGGTTAGAAGATGCTGCAAATGGATTTTCCCAAGAAGCAACTAAGGCTCATGATGTCGCTCATCCAATAACTCATGAGATGTTGAATATGAGTTCTGAACAGATTAATGAATTTCTTGGAGGGTTTAAAAACAAAGATGGTTCTATTAATTTAGCTGCCGAAGAAGCTATCGTTAACATTGTTGAACATTTGAGTAGGGGGGACTCTTTTGAAGCAAGCTTGATAAACGGAAAAAGGTTAGTTCGTGTTCTTTCTAGAAGGTCTACCAAGAAAAAAAGAGACTACCTCCGAAGTCCTGAGTTTGATAAAAAATTGGAAGAGTTGGCAGCCAAGATTTACAAAAATGATAATTTCCACGATTACATGAAAGTTGTTAGATATCACAATCAAATATCAGGAACAGTGACAGAAAAAGGTAATATATTTAATAGTACAGTTATTTAAGGGATAAAAACATGAATTTAAATGATGAAGTTGAAGCTTTTCTTCAGGAATGCATTGATGAGGGGGAATCATGGAAAAAATTACCTTTTTTATTAAAAACTTTTTTGAAATCGCTGGCTGCTGAACAAAATAGTGGCGAAATATATCGCTTGTCTCAAGATGATGATTTCTTGGCGCAAAAGGTTTCAGAATTTAATACTAAATGAACCAACTTCCGTCCCACACTCTATACTTTGCTGATTGGCTAAAGAATCAGCTACCTCAACCACTGCCACTTCACACTCTACGTTTTGCTGAATGGTTGGATGATCAGGATTTGGAGGTGGTGGAGTTTGCTGCACCTGTTGGTTATTTTGTTGACAAGCAGGGGCGGTGGAGAGATAAGCGGACGGGGCGGTTTGTGGATATGCCTGTCAGTGCTAAAAATGGGGCGCTAGGTAGGCAGGTGATTAAGGATATTAGTGATTCTAAGTTGTTGCGGTTACAGGGCGCTGATGCCTATAATGCCACTCTAGCAAGGTTGAAAGCTAAGTATAAAAATAATCCAGAGGCTCTGAAGATCATTGACGATCTGGAGTTGGATAAGGGGGTTAGTAATAGGGTCAAGGCGAAGCAGAGGTTAATTAGGGTAAGTCAGGCGCTGCGGGATGATGCGGCTCTGGAGAAGGAGCTTGCTGGTAGAGTTAAAGCAATGAAGCCGGAGAGGGTGCGGGCGGTTGTTGATGATATTGAAAAACTGAAATTATTACAACTGTCTGGTGCTGATGCTTACAATGCGACTGTGCAGAGGTTACGGCGTAAGTATAAGGATGACCCGGAGGCGTTGGATTTAATTGATTCCCTGGGTGTTGATGGGGGTGTAGGAAGAAAATCTCAGGTTGATGCACGGTTGGAGCGGGTACGGAAGCTGATTCCTGATGATCAGCCTGTTACGCCTGTACCTGAGTCTGAACCAGTTTTAAATCATGAGTTGAGGAAGGTTGAGGTTAAGTCTACACCTGTCACTGATGATTCGGCTCGGTTGGATGCGGTGAAACAGCGTTTGGATGGGGTTAATGTGGCTACTCTGTCTGCTGATGAGAAGAAGCAGTATGAACGTGATCAGGCGGCTTATGATGCGGTTGTGAGTTATCGGAAGTCGGTTGAGGATCTGAATAAGTTGGTTGATCAGGTGAATGCTAAGGGGGATATGACTCCGGCTGAGTATGAGCAGTTTTATAAGAAGCGTGATGCTATTTGGGAAAGGATGAGGGGGTCTTTGGATGAGTCTCAGGGTTTGAAGGATGAGTTTTTGAGTGATCCGGTTATGGATGAGTATATGAAGAAGATGCAGGGGATTTCCAGGGAAACTCCTGGTGGGTACAAGATTAATGTTCCTGGTGATTTGGATGGGGTGAGGGAGTCAGCTAAGAAGCAGCCTTGTTAGTTGTCTGAATCAGGATGTCCGGGATTTAAGGATTTACAGGATGTGTTGGGTTTCCTGCGTCAACCCAACCTACGTTGTTAATATGGCCTTGTTTCGTTGATTTCTTTGGCAGAGTTGGCTAGGTGTTCTAGTGATTGACAATATGATTGTAAATCTCTTATTTCTTCTGGGGTTAAGGTTTCTTTTTCCAAAAGTTCAGAGATTTTCGCCTGGATTTTATCAATGTGTTCTGAAAGAAGAAGTTGTCGTTTGGTTCTAGCCATATATAGTGAGTCTATTTGTTCGTCGGTTGGTAGGACGGTCATGTTTTACTCTCCTGAATTTGTTAAACTGGTGGAGAGAAAAAGTTTCTTAAACAATTATACCCCTGGTTCTGGGGGTATTTTTATGGGTAATTAAAAAGGGTTAAGCGATGCTCAACCCCTACGGAATTTATTAAAGATTGGTGTGATGAACCTAGCTGTAGGTGAGGTTGAAGCCTAATACTGAACCGTCTAAACCACAACCTTGAAATAGGGCTTCTTGTTCTTCTGGTTCTAGGTCTTCAATATCCGCATTATGTATAAACAATTCCGTGTAGCCAAGCAACGCATCTAGGGGGGGGTAATCAAACTCCACCCCACACTTTTTGTTTGTATCTTTATCGGTTACAAACTTCGCATTTTCAATCAAGCTGGGGATGATTTTAAATTTCTCGCCGTCTTCTTCCCACCAAAATCCGTCCATCTGATTTGCTCCTGGTTAATTTTAAAAAACTTGTGTTGAGCTGCTTTTGCTTGAAACGATTTATCAACTCCGACTAAATTTAATAGTAGCAGAGTTCTACTGTATTTGTCAAGTAATTTTATCTGGATTTGACAAACTTTTAAGAGTAGATGCTAACAGTAGAACAGGTGTATTATTGTCGGAGATTTTGATTTTTGTTGGTTCAAGTTTGGTGGTTAAATATCGAGTGTACCCGACACTTTATTCATCATACCTTCTAAGCTCATTAGCAGGTTGCGTTTATATTGTCTACTTGCCATTTCTTGCAGTGCGGCGATGGGATCTGGGTGTTCAGCCTCTAAAATTTCGATAGCTTGACGGGCGTTCATTTTGTTGATTTCTGAGTTCATTTTGGGGCGGGATTTGGTGTATTCTTCTGATTCTTTTTTACCTTTGTTGAAGCTGAGGAAGCCGTTGGAGTTATCGAATGCTGCGAGAGCTTCGGCTTCGGTAAGTTGAGAAACTTTTTCGGCTGATTCTCGCTGTTCAGTTTTAGATTTTATTTGTTCATCAATTGAGCCTTTTGATTTAAGGTCTTTACGGGCTTTTTTGATTTCTTGCTTTAAATTACCTTCCTGTATTTCTAATCCCAACTTAGCGGCTCTAGCCTCATCTTTGGTCATACCTCCCCAGGTGGCAGGTTTACCCAAATGAATAGCTTTTCTCTTGGCTTGAATATCAACAACATCAACCTGCATTTGACCAAGTTTGTTGGTGGCATTCATGAAAAGTTGATGTTCGTCCAACTGTGACTGAGTTTGTTTTTTAAGGTATTCTGTATCCTTAATCTGTTTCTGTGCGTCTTTGATGTCTTGTTTCTGTTGAGGGGTTAAACCTTTGGTGCTGGGGTTGCCTGATGGGGTTTTTGGGTATTGATTGATCAGGGCTTCGTTTCTTTTGATGATTGCATCCTGATCGGAAATATCTTGCTTGAGTTTGTTTTCGTAGCCTACGGGGTCAATTTTACGTTGATTAAGTTCAGCTATTTCTTTATCCAAAGCGGTGACGCGCTTGGCTGCATTAGCGGTAATGTTGGGTAAGTCGTCTTTGATGCGTTGTCTAACAGTATCAGCTTCAGAATCATTGAACTTATAAAAGTGCAGATGTGTGGATGGGTCATTACCACTGTGTCCACCGTCTATGAGTTCGATAAACTGAACCTTCCCACCGTGTTGAGGGGCGTTGTAGGGTTCGGCACTGACGGATAAATTGAGTTCTCCAGTTTTCTTGCTGTAGTAAAAGTTGACACCACCAGGAACTACCCTACCGTTTTCATCTACATAAACGTTGTTATAGATGTGGTGATGCTCGATACCATCACTTAGAGAACTTTTAACCTCCATGCCCTTGGTAACTAGATAGTCGTTGGGGTTGCTTTTGTCATCTTTGCTGTTGACGTAGGAAATAGCCCTTACCATAAGGTCTTCAGCTATTTCAGTCTCCCCAATATCTCGCATTCCTTTGACGGTGGCCGCTCCGAAAACTGTAGCTTCTCTGGTGATGGTGTTGCCGTCCTGGTCTTTGGCATTAGTGTCTGTGAATACCAGGTGTTGCCGTTGGGTGTAAAGTGCCTCCATGACCTTGGCGCGTTCTTCTGCGGTGTCTAGATCAGGGTCTTTAATGAGATCGCCTTTGGTGGTGTTGAGGGCTTTCTGTAACTGTTTGAGCCGTTCTGGTTTGAGTCCGCTTTGTTTGAGTTTTTCTACTTCTTGTTCAGCCCTGGTTCTGCTGATGTTGCCATTGAGGTGGTATTCCAGGCTACCGATAGCCTTTTCGGTTTCAGCGATTTTGAGGGGCGGGGTGTTGGGATTGGCTTTGAGTTGTTGGAGTTCTGTTTGCAGTTCGCTCAAGCGGGTACGCTGGTTTTTGATGTTGGCTTTTTGAGCAGCGATGTGTTTTTGGGCTTGGGGGGTGAGGTCGGTTTCTTCAATACAGGCCATATAAAAACCTTGAAAAAGATACACCCGTACTATATGTCATGGGCGGGCAAGATGCCCACCCAACCCTGGTATTGCCTACTTAGTTTTAGCTGGTGTTATTTCATCAACCGTAATTTTACCTGCAAGTGCCTCAGCTAATTTATCGCGGGTTTTATTTTGGAAGTTGGGAATTTTATGTTTATTGGCTAGTTTAATGAGTGCGGGGCGATCTATTTTTTTTAGATCATCCACAGTTGCGAGTAGGGAGTAGCTATTGCTATCGGTTTTACCGTTGCCATTTCCGTTGTGACCATTACCATTACCATTGGTTTCTGGTTTATCTTCAACAACAGGGGTAGATTCCACATCTACAATCTCATTATCGGTGGGTGGATTGGGTTCTACAGGTTCAGTTGTGGTGGGTGCGTCTGTTTCCTCATAGGCTGTTAAACGGAGGGGTTCAGGGGCAAATAAAGCGTCAACAGCAGCCTTAAAGGTGGGTATCTCATCAGGACAGATAGCGGTTAACATATCCAGGGCGGTGCGGATTTGAACGATCGCAGATTCAGCAGCAGATTCAGCACCCTGTACTTCTTGGGCGTGTGCTTGTAGTTCGGTGACACGGCGTTGCAGTTCGGCAATCTGTTCTTGGTAGGATTCGATTTGGCTGTTAATGTTGTTGAGGCGATTAAGTAGTAACATGACAGAGATTCCTTTGATTATTTGAATTAATTACTTGAATGAAGCGAAAATGAAAAATGTGAAAGTTGCGTCACATATTTTGACTAAGTAGCAGGTGTGACGCAGATTTAACCTAATTAATTAGATGTGCAAACAATCCGTAACCAGAAACTTTTGTGAGACGCTGACAGATGCGGTCAAGGGTAGGATTACCTGTGATGGGAAATTCTTGACCATAGTGGTAAATTGCGGAAAGTTCGCCGCAGAGTTGAGCGTTACCGTTGCAGTGGGGTAATATTTGCGCTTCTGGGAAGCCAGCAGACTGAATATTATTACTGGGATAACCCATAATTTCCTCAAACAAACGTTGAAATTCTTCTTGTTCTTCTGCGGTCAGATATTTGTTACCGATGCGATCTGCTTCTGCGAACAGTTCTGTTAATGTCAAGTCGTTCAAATCTTCGTTCTCGTTGCTGTTGAAGTTTGCGTTGGTATTCATTTTAGTTAAAGTCCTTTAAGTGTGTTCCGGTCATTCTTCGTAGCGGCTTGACCGGGGTGGAAGTGCGGGGCGTGTAGTGCTTTTGCCCTTATGTCTAATAATATATCCCCTACACATAGGGAGTGTCAAGGGGTATAATGAAGAAAATTAGAAATATTTTTCTATGGACAATAAAGGTAGTGATAGCACGCAATTTAAGAGTTTGGGATTGGGATCTAGAAATCATCAACAGTCAATTTCTGTGATGTACTCCGCTTCAGTAGATAAGATCCTTCGCTCAATACCCAATCGCTCCGAGTACATTCGCAATGCAGTTATCAAGCAATTGATAGCTGATGGCTTATTAACTGAAGATCATCAGCCTGTAAACTCTGACCAAAAACCTGACAGCATTGGTAGAAAATACTGCCAATGCCATGCCCATTCAATTACCAACCACCGGAACACCAGAACAGAAAAAAGCGGTTTTTAAATTTCTTGCACAAGCCCAATATCAAGGGAATGTGGATGAGGTTTTAAGGGGTCCGGTTCGCACAAATAATGGTGGTATTGCTGGCAGATTTAGGGATGGCGATAACGTTGTCTTCTGTCAGCTACAACCCCAAGGTGAAGGCTGGGAAGCTCGTTATGAGGTAGTGTTTGCAGAAGAAGGGGACACGGTAGAGTCGTTTAGTGAACAATTACGGCGTGAAGCTGGACACCTTACTGATGGCTGGATTGAGCAGATTCGGGGATTGCTGGATAATTCTGGTGATTTAGTTGACTTTCAAGAATCGCTACTTGACCTTTACCCAGATTTACCAATTGAAGATTTAAGCGCGGTGATGGGTGAAGCTATGACTACTGCTCACTTAGCGGGTCAATACGAGGCTGAAAATGGTTGAATATAAAAGTTTACCGTTTGACCAGGCTATTAATTTTTTCCGGTCTAAGGTCAACGTGCCTACTGCTACTTGGCGCGATGTGTGGCAGTCAGAGCATGATGTCGCATTTGTGGTAGCAGGTGCAACTAAGGCTGCATTATTAGCTGATTTTCGCCAAGCTGTTGATGATGCTATAGCTCAAGGTAAAACCAGGGCTGAGTTTCAGAAGGATTTTGACCGCATTGTAGAAACTCACGGTTGGCAACATCGGGGTGGAAGGGAATGGCGGGCAAATATTATTTACGGTACGAACCTGAGAACGGCTTATGCTGCGGGGCGGTATGAACAAATTACTGACCCGGATGTGTTGAAAATGCGTCCTTACTGGATGTGGAAACATGGTAATTCCCGTGAACCGCGACTGCATCATTTGGCGATGGATGGTAAAGTGTTTGCGGCTACTGACAGTTGGTGGAATACTAACTACCCTCCATCTGGTTGGGGTTGTAAGTGTATGGTGGTTACTCTGTCTAAACGTGATGTTCAAAGACGGGGTTTAGAGGTGGAAGAACCACCAAAAGGGGATACTTACCAATGGACTAACCCAGTAGGACAGAAAGTTATAGTTAAGAATGCTCCTGATCCTGGTTGGGGATATGCGCCGGGGCGTTCTACTCAGCAGCATCGGGTGGAAATTTTGAAGAATATCCTGCAAACTTTACCGAATGATTTGCGTCGTCAAGTAGAGCAGGACGCTGTGGTTCAGGTTAGAAAACCAGAAACGGGGGATATCCAAAAACAGGGGGTTTTTAGGTATTTGTTGCAACAGTTAGGGCAGGATATCCAGGAAGTGATTGGTGTTCCGTCAGTGGCTGATGATGGCAGTCTAACCGGGTATTTCCGCACCCGTGAGGGTGAGTTTTTTGGTGTGGTGCAGATAATTGGCGGACAATGGAGGCTGGAGTATGGCAGGAGTAACCCTCAGAGTTGATGATCGTGAGGTTCAAAAGGCGTTAACTCAGTTGGCTGGGAGGATGGAAAATTTAACTCCAGTGTTTAAGAATGTTGGGGAATATATGGTTTCATCCATCCTGGAACGGTTTGATGATCAGGAAGATGCACAGGGTAATAAATGGGCTGCTCTAACGGCTGCGACTATTGCCAGAAAGCAGAAGAAAGGGAAGATATTAAAAATCCTCCAGCAAGATGGGGATTTGCGGAGGACTGTGGTTTATCAAGCTGGTGCTAGTAAGGTAGAAATTGGGACTAATCGGATTTATGGGGCAATTCACCAGTTTGGGGGTAAGGCTGGTAGGGGGAGGAAGGTAAATATTCCGGCGCGGCCTTTTTTGGGGGTGAGTGCGGCGGATAGTTTAGAGGTGGTGAGTATTGTGGAGGATTTCTTGTCAGACTAAAATTTTATAGTTTTATTAAATCACTGAATCCTAATTCTTCTACAGCTTGATTCCAAGCTATTTTTTCATCTTCAGTAAAGATATAGCCAACTTGTTGCAGTATATTTATTGCGTCGGCAACTGCCGTTTCTATTCTTACTGTTAAGATGCCATCCGTAATAAGCCCCAGCGCAGTTGAAATATTATTGGCATAAGCTATCACTTCATTACTTACCTGACCTGATACAAAACAATTCATTCTGACTCGGCTGTAGATAAAGTAAAGTTTACCAGATAGTAAACTATCTTGTAACCCGTTCCAATTGGGCTGTTTTACTTCTATTAATTCAGGAGGATCAGGAATTATTTCTAGTTTTTGCCCAGACAATATAAATTCCTTCCAAGCTTTAATTAATACAGGTAATGTTGGTTCACTAAACATTGAAAATTCAGGGTTTCCATTAACCCAAGGAACAGGAGTCGTAG